ATTTAAGTTTTTACGTTAATAATCGCACTGTATATACACGCAGCCGTTATGGTTCATGCTAAGAAACTCACCTCGACAGGTTCATCTTCCCATGAAATTTTACGACCTATAATTTTCTCGATAGTTCCTTTTGGAATAATTACACCCATAAAAGGCAGAAAATCATTTTTATCATTTGACCATCCGTTACACCATTTATTCCAATTATTTTTAGAATAAGTACCAGTACACATCCCCCACATTGCAGAGATAATTCTTTTACCTTTAAATTGTCTTCGCATTGGTAGATTGTTCGATATTTTTTCTGTGCCGTCTTTATCAACAAACACCCAACATTTTTCTTTTGACATATATTTTTAATTTAATGAGTGAACTACCCATTTGCTAAAGACAAATGGGCTTCGGGTTTCACGGACTTGTGCTTTGTTTCCAAAGTCTTATCTTTTCCTCTCTGGTCTTGGATTTTACGGCTCAAACCTCCAAAAATCCAAGTTCAACATCCTTTATAAGCCTCGGAATAAGTTCACGATATTTTTTTTCTGTCTCGCAAAATCCCTCAACAGTCTTGACGCAATATATTACAGTAGTTCTGTCAAGTCCACATATTCTGCCAACTTCTTTGTAGCTCATTCCCCTTGCTTTTACAAGCACATAAGCATACACCTGACGAGCATTAGAAATTTCCCGCTTCCTGGTTTTAACAAAGAGCAAATCCTCTGAAATTTTAAATTCATCACAAACAGCTTTTTTAAGCGTTTTAGGTTTACCTGTCGTTGTTTGAATCATTTTCAATGCCACTTCTGCGGGTGTTGCACCCATTATCAACATTGCCTCAATATCAAGTTGAGCCTGTTGTAATTCAAGTTCAAGTGTTTCCATATCAGTTCTTCAGTTTATATTCAACAACTACTTTCTGTTTCCCATCGCTGGTTATCTTCTTTGTCCGGCTCTCAATATCTATCCCCCTCTGGCGTAAGTCCCAGATACGGGCCGACAGCCGGAAACAGTTAAACTCATGCAGGGCATCAAGGGGCGTTAACGTCCTTCCGGATAACAGGTACTTTTCGATTCGCTTGTTTTGTGTTTCCATAGTTTTTAAAATAATATTGGATAGTCTTTTTGAATTTCACTTTTTGAATACCCGAATGTTTTTAAATCGTTCTTCCGTTGCTTTGTCATTTCAATTAGCTTGCTGGCCTCTTTATAAAAGTCTTTTTTTATCTCAAAGCCATAAGCCTTTCTGTCTAATTCAATAGCTGCTACAAGGGTGGTCCCGCTCCCCGCTACGGGATCTATTACCACGTCACCGGGATCTGTAAATATTTCGATAAGGTTTTTAAGAAGCGGTACTGATTTTTGAGTTGGATGAAGTCTGGGTGTTGTGGTATCTCTTTCAACATCAAAGCAGTTGAATATCATCTTGCCGTTATTGCGGAACTTTGGCAACTTGTCACGGTACAGAATAAGCCCATATTCACAATTACCAACAACCCTCATATTAGCTTTTAGTACCTGAGCTGAAAAGTTCTTCCGGAAAACAAGGTTTATATATCTGTTAAGCCCGTATTCCTTTGCTAACCGGATAAGGCTAAACTGCTGTTCAAACTCACAGAATACTATCATACATGGAGCCTTATTAGGTTCTTTGGGTTCCTTTATCAACATAGTAGAGCAGAAGTGCATGAACTCTTTCGGCCTGAAATCTTTGTCGGTATCAAAGAACTCCTTACCAGCTAAATGACTCTCCCCATTCTTATTATCGCCGCCTATATACCATGAAGGATTTGAACCGTAGGCATTTATCCCAATGTTGTACGGAATATCAGCAATGATTAATTGCGCCTTTGGAATTGCGTAAACTTTAAAGTTTTGGAAGTGGTCGTTGAAAAGCATATCTAAAAATTAAAATGGTAAGTTTTCCTCTCTGATTACTGTTAGTGATTCATTATGATAAAGCGGAATAGTAAACAATGCCCCATTTCTGTCTTTGGCACAGTCAATAAGCATCATCCCACTGGAAGGAATTTCATCCTTGTCGATTACCAGTGACTTGATACCGTAGACGGCCGGACGGAATATAAAACAGACAATATCCGCATCCTGCTCTATTGCTCCAGACTCCCGCAAGTCCGCAAGTCTGGGCCTTTTATCTGCCCTGTTTTCTACTTCCCTGTTAAGCTGTGACAATGCTATGACAGGGATATTAAACTCCTTTGCTATGCCTTTCAGCCCCCTTGATATAGTTGCTACTTCCTGCTCCCTGTTGCCGGCCTCTGCTGTCATAAGTTGTAAATAGTCAACTATGACAAGTTCTACCCCGTGCTTCAGTATCATCTTCTTTACCTTGCTCCGCAGTTCCATAAGCGATAGCCCCGGAGTATCATCAATGATGATAGGAAGTCCGGCTATGTCATTGCTCTTTAGTGCAACTTCCTCTAAGTTTATTATCTCTGCATTTCTTATCTGAACATTAGAATAACCCGAAACAGATGACAGGAACCTGGCAGCTATTTCACTATCTGACATTTCAAGTGAAAACAACCCGACAGGATGATTAAGCCTTGCCGTGTTAAGTGATAAAGCCAACGCCAATGCTGTCTTACCCATCGACGGCCGGCCGGCAATGATGATAAGATTCCCCGGCTGCCAGCCCCCTGTTTTTCTATCGATAGATGTATAGCCTGAAGGAATGCCTATCAATGACTTTTGCTTAGTGAATATCAGTTCAACATCTTTTAACAGTTCATCAATACAGGCGCTTATCTGTCGTGATTCTTTTGACTGTGTGAAGTCAGATAGTTTGAATAAGGAATTTTCAGCGTGTTCAATAACATCGCTTATGTCTTCCATGTATGCCTTATCTGATATTTCGTAAGAGATACGGATGTATTCACGGAGTAGATATTTTTCTTTTATCAGTAGTGCATACTGTTCCGCTTGCTTATCGGAGAATATCTGTTCGGTAAGTTTTGTTAGATACATGAAGCCCCCGGCATATTCCAGTTGCCCCGTCTTGCGTAACTGTTCCGCTACCGTTATCATGTCACAAGCACCCTTAGAACTTACTTCTATCATCGCAGTAAATATCTTCTTATGCTTGTCGTCGTAGAACATTTCAGGCTTTAGCCGGACGCTGTTGATAGTGTCAGGATAAACAAGACATATCCCTAAGACTGAAGTCTCAAGTTGTAAGTTGTGCGGTGGTATTCTGTCAGGTGTTATCATTTGTCTGGGCCGGATGAAAAGTGTGGAATTATAGGAATAGGATTTTTTTCCAGTTCCCAATCCTTTTTATTCTTTTCCCATGTTCTTATGTGTGCTTGCCAATCAACTATCTTTGTTTTTTTATTGCCATAAACCCATCCTATTGCTGTATTCTTGTCAATAAAATATTGCGGGTCTATCCCGTTATTCCTTTCCTTACAATACCTATCAACCATTTCAAAAGTTGGGGGGACTATATTTCTTTCATTCTTAAGTTCTTTTTCTTCTTTATTATTCTTGTTTGTTGTCGGTTGCTTGTCGGTTGCTTGTCGGTTGCTTGTCGGTTGTTTGTCAGGTTGTTTGTCGGTAGTTATGCCATTGCCCTGATAACTTTCGTAATTACAAATAGTTATTAAGCTATATTTGTTTGTCGTTTGTCTGTCGATTTCTTTAGTTTTTTGCAATCTATCTAAGCAAGTTCTTAAAGAGCGAATACTAATTCCAGTTTTCTCGTTTAGCGTATTTAGCCCGGTTAATATCTGCCCTCTCTTTATTATTATCCCCCTCCATGTCCCTTCTTCGTGATTGGCATTAAGTAAAAGATATATGAACAAATGAACCATCTCGGATATATTAAACCATTCCCAGTCGCTAAATTTTCTGTATAGTTTTATCCACCCCTCCATGTCAAACCCTCCTGAATAAAGTAAGCCCCCACCGGAAAGTAAAAAAGCACTCAAACCCCGAAGCGACTCGTACAGTTCTTGTGCTTATTTTACCCCAGTGAGGGCAATATGTCAAATAAAAATTTACTTTATTCATTTCGCTTCGGTTAAAGTACGACACAAATATAACTATTATCTTTTACAATAGAACTATCTATATGTATTATTTTCAACAAAAATTAAAAAGTTTTCAAATATTCAATTCCTTCGTCTAAGCTTTCAAAGACAACATCTACATATCCTTTTCAACTGGACTTCAGTCAATGCACCTTTGTCTGCCTGATGACAAAGAATCCGGATATATTTACCTACTTCATCATCTGTCATAAACTCAGTGCCGACTAAGAAGTCCTGAAAGTAAAATAGAACGGCGGGGTCTTTCATAATAAGCCAATTTTTTTCCAAAATTTATTTATAGC